TGTCTTCGTATATGTAAGTATACCGTCTCCCATTCGCCTTGTCAACTCTTGGCTTGTAGGAGTCATGTTGTTTGTTATTAATTTATCTTTTCTTGGTTGACCAATGTGTATAGTTGCAAGTATAGCACAAATCTCTTTAACCTGATCTTCTGAGTAATACGCTCTTATTTGAAAACCTGTTTTACCATCAATGCTAGATCCAACTGGTGGAGGAATGACTCCTCGTTTTATTAATCTTGGCATATACTTTCTATGACGATTAACTAACTTAGCAGTCTCTGCAATTGTGTATGCTCTTTTTCTATTTCTTCTAAAGTCAGAACGTAGGCAAGTTTCTAGTCTATCTTTGTTAATATTATAAACAGTTACCATTCCTGTTGATCTAGAACTGTGATGAAGTCTTACTAAGTCTCCATTAAGGAACCATATCTTTTTACCGCCAGGAATTACAGGTTCGCTATTATATGCTTCGCTCTGAATTTTTCCTTTTGCAGTAACCATTTTCCCTCCGCAGATTCGCTAGGTGGATGATAAAATTTTCTATTTCCACACTTAACACAATAGGTTTCTAGATGATCTATGTTTGAGTGTATCCTATCAACAAACATTTTTCCTTCGCATCTTTGACAAGTCATGCTAGTTAGGAACTCCAATAGCAATTAGGTTTACACCAACTGTTGCTGTTCCAGATACGCCATATCTGACTGTAAAGTTAGCCTGAGTTGTAGTAACAGATGTAAGGACTACCGTAGTATTTGCACCTGCAGTTGTTCCAGATGTGTTAACAATAGATAGAGTTACAATTGGTGGAAACTTAAAGTTAGAATAATCAATAGAGTAAGACTTTTCTTGACCTGCTGTTACTGTTTCGTTATTTGCAATTGACTTAAACTTTCCAATAAACTTTGTATTAGATGTCTTTAAACTTTGTTTTTCTCCACCAACAACATCAACATCTGTGTAGTTATATGTTGCATCAGATATTTGGGTTGATAAGAAATTAACTGCCTCAACTAACTGATAGATATATGTAACATCAAGAGGTTGTCCTCTTTCAGGTAGTGGTACTTTTGCCATTTTATTCCTCCTATTATATTATATCAAAGACACTGTGCCAGAGTCAAAGACATTTAGTGCTTCTTTAATTTCTTTTTTTGATGAAATGATTTGAACTTTTACTCTGACCGATGTAGTCCCAGTTTTTAAAAATGAATAAGAATGAATCTTTGACTTTCCATGATAAAAAAAATCGCCTGAGTCAAACTTAACAAAAACATCGTATTCTGGAAAATCATTTTGGTCTCCCCATACGGCTGTAATTATGTTTCCTGCCCTAGATACTGCACCACTTGTTACAACAACATCAACGCCATCAGAGTTATATATTGGAGACCAATGAGAAAATCTGTTTCTGTCATCAGATATAACCCTATAGCGAATATTATACTTTTCTGTATCGTGATCTATTGGTGGCAGGGATGACTTTAATACCCTAAGTTTTTTAATATTAGCGTCAGCCATTATGTTACACCAATAGAAAATCTAAATTCAATATAGTTATTTGTGTTAGGAGATTTAATAATAGTTGATGCTGTATCATTTTTAATAACAGAGTACCCTGTCAAACCATATAAAGGATTTACTGTTGCTATGTTTTCAAGTCTCATTGCATCAAGTGCTATATAGTAATCAGAGGTTGGAAATGTTCCACCGCTTACACTAGAATCAAATACACTGCAATAAATTTTTACAACAGTAACAGCATTCCAGGTAAAGTTTTGTGTCTTGTATAATTCTTGTAATTGTTTTGAAACAACAAAATATCTATTAGTTGCAAAATCATAACCATCAACACCATCCTGAATGTCAACCTCAAACCTAGCGTATGTTGATGGATTTGCTTCATCTGTTCCTGCAAAGTCAACAAGAATTCTTATTGTATCTGGAACAGATTCAGACTCTCCATCTTTATTTATTAAAGAAAAGGCAAGTCTAAGTTCATCTGTTGGTGCATTTTGTGTAAAGTCAACATTTGGAGATGCCAAGTGTATATGGTTTCCAGAGTCAATAACAATATGATCAACACCTCCAGAGCCACCACCATCTAGGCTTAAGTCTGAATCGTTTCCTTGAATAAATATTGCATTATTTAAAAATCTTGGTCGCTCATATCTATTTGAACGCTCTAGATTATAAAAAATAGAATTATCTGCATTAGTCTGAAATACTCCAGAGCCTGTTCCTGCTGCGTTAATAATGTCATCATCGTTTGAATCAAGTGGTGTTGAGACTGTAGGAATTTGTGTAGATGCAGAGGATGTATGATGTTCCCAGTTCTCACCCTGTGTAAATGCAAAAACAGTCTTGCTGTCCTGTGTTCCTGCTGAAGGGTTAGATCCTGCTGAGTATAGTCCTACCTCTGTTATTTCATATCTTTCTTCTGTTGGTAGTTCTGCTGTTAATACTATCTTATCAATACCGTTTTCATTTACGAAACCTCTAGAAGAAATTGGAACCCTAAACATTTCAAAATCTAGACTTGTTTTTGTTGCAAAGTCATCAGCAACATCTTCAGTCTGCAATGGTGTTGGACCACAACCAACGGCAAGGTAAGATGCGTATGCTGGCGCTTGACCAAGCATATACTTTCCAATAATATTTTTGCCAGTATTAGTTATCATGATGTAGTTTCTCCAAAGTTTGCTATATATATTGTACCATCCAGGGATATTTCAACCTCAAATAGTTCATCATTGTTAATATTAACACCTTCAATAATTAGGTCTCCAGTGGCCTCTTCAATATAGACGTTTGTTCCGTTTGGCCCATTTCCAACAAGAGGAACCTTTTCTTCAAACTTTATAGAAAAGTTACTAAAATATTTTTCTGATGTAGCCTGTAGTCTTAAAATGTTGTTGGGGTTGTACGTCTGTTGAATTAATCCCAAGTTTTTAATCGGGGTATAAGATACTTGCTGACCATTGACAATATCATTTCTAGCAATAGTAATTAACTCTTGTCCACCAATATCTTCAAATATAAGATCAGTCATTATCTCAATAGACATTGAGTCATCATTAAATAAAACAGTATCTATTGGGGCGGTCTTTGTAGGACTTTTTGGAAGTAGGTTTGAAACAGATGCTGATGACGGCGTGTTTGGGGTTGCTGATACCATTCTTATACCTCACTCAAGTAAACTGTCATGCTTGGCCCTGACTCTGACCTAGCATACTCTATATTATATACAACAAAACGAGATGTATCTGATGCTACCAACTCAATCCCAGTAGAGTCTTTATAGTCAATAGTAACAATATCTCCGAGTTGTAAGGTTGGAATAGAAAAAATATTAACACCGATAGATTTTTTTGGAACCATCAGTTTATTAATAATCCAATACATCATTGCCTCTGCATCATCCTGTGTCTGAATGTATGGGCTGTCAATACTAAACTCATTTTTACCATACGTAATTCTACTTAATTTAATCTCATCATACTTTAATTTTTCAACTAATGGAGAATACGTAAGTGTGCTTCCTACAAGTTCTGGATCTGATAGGTTTCCACGTTTCTTAAAAAATTCATCAACAGTTAGTTCATGTGTTGTATCTTGTGTAAATGTAATTCCCTGAATTCTTAAAAAGTTTCCAGTTGTTTCATCTAAGTTTAATGCTTTATCTGTTGAATTAAATATTAAAAATTCAGCACCATATGAGTCTGCATAAAATCCTGAAGATGTATATCCCTTTATGTTATTAAATGTTGGAGATAGTTTTGCATATAGTGCTGGATAAGCACGGTCATATTTAATATCAAAGTATGCACATTCACGCATAATAGATCCAAACTCTTCAAAATACATATTGTAGTTTGGTGGCTGTTGAGAACTTATACCAGAAAGATACGTTGACTGAACAACCCCACTCATAGCATACTTTCTAAATGAATCATTTACGTCAATGCTTGAACTGCCAAACTGATTAGACAGTGTTTCTCCTATAACAAAAGAAGTGTTCTGACTATAGTTTTGAGATAAGGCATATATGTTTTCAAACATGCACTTAGATGATCCACGAACAAACAGTGCCATATTATTATATACTGGAAGAGGATCGTTATCGTCTACAACCTTGATAAGTTGGTTGTTTATATAAAGATAAAACCTTCTTATTTTTCCAATATCCTGATACTCTACAGATAGGTCATACACTGTTGGGTTATCTTCTGCAGACATTCTTTGCTGCCCAGAAAATAATCCGTTATCTACAATTACCTTTGATAGACCTCCCCAAAGTTTAATTGGTACAGCATTTGTATTTGAAGCATCTTTTTTAATTTTATAAAAAACAACATTATTAATTGACACTTCTGCCTGATTGCTTTGATCTAATTTTAGATATGGGGTAATATTGTCTTCTGTTAATGCTATAAGTTCAAAATAATATCCATTGTTTGTCTCTGGGTTTAGCAATACTGCAAGACCTCCAGAGCCTCCACCAATATTCACGTTTTGATCTGGTTGGGTTCCGCTAACCTGAAAATATGGAATACTTCCAGTTGCAGTTTGTGTTCTAGTTAAGTTGTTTTCAATTTTTCCAATGATTCGCATTCTTGTTCCAAAATGTCTATAGGCATTATCTAATTGCTTGTAAACATACGAAACAAAATTGAGTGGTGTTTCTGTTGTTTTAAATGATGGACCATTAAACACAAGAGCAGATGATTGAATTGTTCCACTTTGTGTAGACAATAAACTATTAATATCTGTGTCAGTCAAATCACTTGTTGCCATAAAGTTTTTAATTATGCTGTTTCTTGTTGATTGCTTAGCAGTAACATTATTTACACCTGCAGCACCAATAGTAGTTGCTGGCAGGCTTACATTTTGATCAAGTTGGGTTGTAAATAAATACTGTGTCTTCATGTCAACACCACGTACATTATTACTGTCTGTCCAATATGTATTTATTCCAGCATAGTGGCTAGTTATTTGTGTTCCAAATTGTCCACGCCCGTGGTCTGCTACAGCACCATTCTGGAGTCTTGTTACACCGTTAACCGTTTCGTAGTATGGAGTTGAGTATATTCTGATTAATCCCGTTGGATATATTTTTCCATTAAAAGGAAGAGATGCAAAATACTTTTGATACTCTTGATTATCGCTAATCCAAACATTTCCAATACCAGTTATATTATATTGTGCTGCATCATATCTTATAATTTCTCCATTAGAATATAGGTATCCAGTATTTCTTGTTAACCAATATACATTTTCTCCAAGATCAATTATGTTGTTCACAACAACATTCTTTTCAACAGTTGGCGGTGTACTTGGAATATTTGAATTTAATGGCATTGCTCCAAGAACATAACTTCCTTGCTTTGATGCTAGTTCATTTATTGTTTTAGTTGAGTCTGTTCCAGCAACTTCCCACAATAATGACGGCTTATATATCCAAGTTTTTTCTTTATCAATCATGCTTGATTGCTTTATTGAGCCGTAAGATCTTTGAATATATCTAGTTGTATAATTAATTTTTCCATCATTATAAATCTTTTTATCTTGTGATGCTATAGATAAAATATTAGGTAGATTTCCAGAAGATGCATTTTCAATTACTCCAGAATCTGTTTGATTATTTGATCCAGATAATACAAAGTCTACATTTCTTTGTGCTTCTGTTGGCATTAAATAGTCTTTACTCATTACAACAAAGTTGTTGTATTCATCAAAGAACATTGCAGTTTGTGTAGATACTGCTAATTGGTTTAAAACCTCTGCAACATTTTGATCTGGTGCAATAAAGAAGTATGGAATTATAGGATCTGATTCATCTGCCACACGCTTAAAAACATAATTGCTAAATCCAATATAGTCAAGAATAAGAGATATTGCATAACTTAAAGATGTCTGTGTTGTAAGAAGTCTTGGTGCTGGCATTGATTCTAGGAAAAAATAAAAATCTCTTAGTTCTAAAGATAGTGTGGCTCCAGTTACGTCTGCCTGTGGGAATCCTTCTGAGTATAATGTTTTAATAGGAATAGAATACTCATCCCCATCAACATCAAATATTGATTCATAGAAGTTAAACTTAATATTCTTTCTTATATATTTAGAGACTATACTTAAAGTATTGTTTTCATTAAAGGCTTGATCATCATCAAATAAAGACATGGTTCCAGTTGATGCTAATAGTTGACCTACTGGTAGTGATGTTGATCCAATATCAGAAAGTATTTTTTTAATATTGTAATCAATAACCTTGTCTGAGATATTTACCAATAGCCTTGGAGACATTTCAATTAAATCAAAGGTACAGTCAAACTTATTCATTGTTTCAACAACAACTCTTATTCCACGAATATACGAAAACTCTCTGTATGTTGTAGAGTTGTTTGCGTCATTGGTAAAAAAGTCTGGGCTTGTTAAGTCTGTAACTAAAGTTGTTGAACTATTTATAATTCCAGATGCCAGGTCCCATCCATATTCTGGAGTAAATGTATTATATGCATTACTTGAACTACTCCAAATATGGAATGTTCCTCTTTCATTTTGATTTTCTACAACAAGATAAGCGTATCCGTCAATAGAGGTTTCTGGAAGTAAAGTGCTAGATGATAGTTTTTCTGCAAACCTAAAGTTTGTTTTATATTGACTTGGAATTTTTAAACCATACTCTAATTCCACATATCCATCTTCTGGGACAATAGGGGTTCCGTCATTACGTATTGAATTTTGGTCAAATGAGTATGCATCAACCCAATTATTTCTATTTAAATATTGAACCTTCCATCTTATTGGAGTTGTCTTATTTTGTACTCCGTAAAGTGGATCTCCTAAAGATCCAGACTGGGTTATCATAGTACCCAAGTTAACAGTGCCAACATTTGTTTGCATCTTTACAATAATTTTATTTGCTGGAACATCTTCTTTATAAACCACAAATGGAACAGCATCATCAATATAGTTTAGTCCGTTTGAGATATTTTTAGCAATTCCTCTTTCAATATTATTTTCTGTTCTAAATGATGACCAATATCTAAACTGATCATATCTTGATGCCATATAGTATCTTGGTCTTTGTGAAATAGACTCTCCAGAGTTTGCAAGATATCTATTATTAAAATAAGATGCTTTATTAATTCCAGAGCGTGGTCTAAATGGTTTTACGCAATCTTCTAAAGAATAAATTATTTTTAGTTTTTCTTTAGTTGATGTAAACAGTTGTGGAACTCCAGAGTTATCAAACCCTCCGTCTACAACAACATCAGCATCAGTTGCCCCTGTGTAGTAATTACCAGCATCGAGTGGATCAAAAGTAAGTGGCAAAGTTCTAAACTTAACATCTGATCCAGTAGGTCTATATCTATAGTTGCCAAGTTTAAATATATTATCTGGCATATTCATGTTCCACTCAGCCAAGACTAATGACTGTAACTGTACTGTTGAAGATGTTTCTAGATGTGTCTTTAATGTCTCACTAACAAACATTTAGACCTCTTCCAGCGATACCGAAATATTCCAAAGATCGTGGTTTGAGCCACCACGTTTTACAACAGAGTAATTAAAGTCTGCAATATAAACCTGAATAATTTGATTATACTTAGCAAGGTTTCCATAGTCTGCATCATCCTTGCCAAAGTTTGAATACTTGTCATATGCTAGAAACATCCAGAAAGGTCCTTTATGGTTTTCATACCAGTCAAGCAGTTCTACTCCACCTGCTCCACCATCTGAGGTAAACTCGTTAGTTGTATTTTTTTCAGGAGATAGTCCAGTAGATAAAAACCCTGCATCCTGATAATATGCTCTTGATGGCAAGTTGGTCCAGGAAACAGACATTGTTAGTTTGTCTGCTATATGGTATGAACGCATACGTCCATTAATAGTTCTTTGTCTTTGCTCTATTCTTGTTGGTGTAAAATTTAATTCCCCACGATTATGGTCTGAAAGGATAAGAAATTGATTAATTAGACTTGTATTAGCCGATGCATCAAAGTTGCCTTGCACTTCATAGCCCGTTGGCAGGTATACCCCATTAACGAGTGTGCCAGGGTTCTCAGACCATAACAGGGCCTGGGGGCGCTGATACCTACGTCTACCCGTTAAATACGCTGCTGTAGCCATTTATGCCCTCTGTGTCCTAATTCTCTGTGAGTCAACTTGTCTAATTTGTGTCATAACTACCCTAGCAATATCGTCAGGGTTTGCATCAGATTTAACATTGACGTTTAGATTATAATTATACACCTTTCCGCCTTCGTACGATCCATTATTAATAGCCTTCATTTTATCAACGCCATATGAGTCAACAGCATACTTGCTCATTACGAACTCTCCAGGGGTAAGCATGGCTGGAATAATATCAGTTCCTCTTGCTTTTCCACCTATTGCAAAATACTTAGGCTTAACCATTCCTCCAGAAGATAAAGTCATCATGTCTGTCGATCCGCCACCACCACGTCCATTGCTAGACATATTTGGATCACCCGTTGGAAGTGTTGCATCATATGCTGCTTGTGCTAGTGCTAGTAGTCTTGCTGCTTCTTCTGCAGCGGCTCTGGCTGCAAGTTTGCGCTCATAATTAGCATCGTTTCCACCAAAACCGAGATTGTCATCAAAACCGCTAAGTGAGTCTGCGAACGCTGCTGCAGCATCTGCTGCTTCTTGTGCTGCATCAAGTTCTTCAACTATTTCTATAAATTCTTCAAATGCTGCTATAGACTCTGGAGTATCTTCTGGTGCTACATAAGAGTCTGTTGATCCAGAAGAAACAAATGCGCTTGAAACTGTTCCTGAAGATATTGTAGCCATTGCTGCAGCAATTTGATTAACAAGGTCTAGCATACTTACAAGTTCATCCTTTGATTGTGTAAGTGCTAGTTTGTATGCATCAAGTTTAAGCTGAACTGAGTCCCACGCTAGTTTTTCTTTTTCAATTCCAGCAAGTTTTGCATCTAAGATTTCTTGATTCTTTTCAAGTGTTGCTTGTAACTTATCTAAGTCTTCTTGAGCCTTAGCAAGTTGGTTCTTTTTAATTAAATCAATACCTGCTTCAATTGTTCTAATTTGAAGAAGTTTTGCTTCTCTTAATTCTGTTATATCATAAACTTGATCTTCTAATTTAAGAATTGCTTCTTGTGCTTTCTTTCTTAGTAGTTCAAGCGCATAAGAATCTTGACTAATCTTAAACTGTTCTGCCTCAATTTGTGCTCTTGTCATACCGCTTGCAGATACTAAGCCTTCTGTTTCAGCCTTACGTGCTGCTGCGATTAAGTCTCCAGATCTACGATTTGCTGAATCGGCTGCAGTAGATCTAATGTCATTTGCTATTTGTGCTGCTGCGGAAATGTCACCTTGAGATAATGCGTCAGCAAGAGAAATTCTCTTTTGTTCTTGTGCAGCAATATCTTGATTAAGTTCAGATATTGTCTGTAATGCCTTTTCTTGAGCATCATACTTCTCATTGATTGCTTCTGTAGCCTTATCAATTAGTGTTAAGTCATTTGACAATACCGCTGATCTATCAGACAATACCTGTAGTGGTCTGTCAAAATCAACTTCCATTTTTCTTTGGGCATCACTAATATTTTCCTGAATGTCATCAAGTAAGTTTTGTCCAATATCCTTATCATACTTAAGAGTAAAGTTGATGGCATCAATTTCATCTTGCTTTTTTTCAATTTCTTTATTAACTTCTTCAACTGCACCCTCAGCAAGTTTAATCTTAGCCTTGAGATCAAAATTGTCAACGTCAAAAGCATTTTGTAATGTTCTAGCCTGTAAGTCAAGAGAACTTACATTTAGATCAATTGCTTCTTGTGTTGCTTGATCAAATGTAAGCGTTTGCTTTTTGATTAATTCAAGAAGGTCAGAATATTCCTTAGTCTTATTTATTAAATCACCAAACTTATCTTTAACATTTACCGTTGCATCAGCAGAGCCAATAGCCCAAGAGTTATTTTTATCTTTTAATATTTCAAGAATAACTTCATGCTTTACTCCAGCAGCAGTAAGCCTCTTAAATGCCTCAACCTGCATCTTTGTCTCTGAAATATTATCACCAAGTTTAGTCATACTTAGTTGATAATTAAGATCAATAGTCTTTTGTATTTCTTTGTTTAACTCTGCTTGTTCTTCCTTAGTGGCTTTTAGTCCTCCTTGTGCAGCAATCTTTGCAGTTAAAGTTGCGTTCTGTAATATCTTTTGAATTTCAAGTGAGTTGTATCCTTCTTTTGTTAAAAGTTGATGCGCTATAACTTGGTTTTCAATTTCTTTACTTGCATCCTTTACGTCTTGGATATACCCACCAATTGTGGCTTTTCTAAATCCTTCGTTAATAGTAATAAAATCTTCTTTTAGGCCAGAAATTCTTCCATTTTCCTTAATATCAAATAAAGTTTTTGACCATAGTACGAATTGTTCAGCATCTAAACCTCTAATAACCTCCATGAAGTCTTTATCAATAGCAATTCCAGCATCCTTTGCTGCTGCCTCTATCTGTTTAATTGCTCCACGCTGTTCATCAAGTCCTGGATTTATTGATTTCTTGCCACCACCTTTAAGGAATTTTCTTAAAGATTCTAATGGCTTCATTGCATCAAACCCACCTTCTTTAATAAGTTTAAGTCTTTGAGCAAGATCATTAAGGAATGAATCGTCTCTTGTTGGACCATCACCCTTTGGAGTTGTAGCACCAGGAACGACCGCTCCACTAACAGGTGTTTTTGGGAAAAGTTCGTCTCTTATTTTATTCAGTGCTTCTGTTTTTGCTTTTTCTATATTTGTTGCATTCTTTTTAAATTCTGCAAGGGCTTTTGCTTTTTCCTTTGGATCTATCTTTGTAGTTGCCAGTCTTTCACCAGTTCTACTTCTTCCAGCAGTTGCACGGAATCTAGGATTTTTTTCTAAAAAGTCTGCCTCTAATTCTCTATCTAAAATTTTATCAAAACTATCGCTATACTCAATAGAACCAATAGTTAAGATTGCTTGAAGTTGAACATTCTTATCAAGTTTACTTATCTCGCTCCATTGCTTAATTGCAGAATCTAGTGTAAGGTTTTTACCAACACCACCTGCCTCTTCTTGCATTTTAACAAGAGTCTTAAGTGTAACTTGTCCATTAGGGAATTGCTTTTTAAGTGCTTCAATTTCTTTTCCTCGTGCTTTAATTCTTGGCAGATCACTCTTTTCTGTTTCAATTTCTAACTTAATCCCAATATAGTCTGGAATTTTTCCAAGTTCTTCTATTGAACTAAATGTTGCATCTGCATCTGCTTTGTTTAGGTTTCTAACAGCAAGAACAAGATTTTTTTGATTGTCTTCATCTGGAAGCATTGTGAGAATTGTAGATAGTCTTTGAACGCCTTCTGTTCCTTGAACTGAAACAAGTGCATTTAGATTTTTCTTTATGTCTCCGCCAGCCTTAGTTAAAGTGCTAACCAATACAGATGCCTCGCCAGGAGTTAAAACATCTGAAGTAACCAAGGTTGAAATCTCAAGTGTTACCTTGTCATTACCAATCTGATCAAGTTGTGATTGAAGAGCAGCGGCCTGTGCTTTAAGTGGTGCATTATCTTTAAACTTATCTTGCATTCCAACTGCAAATGCTTCCATATATTTATCACGAACTTGTCCACGGCCAGAACCAAATGGACTAATTTTTTCAAGAAGGTCTGCACCTGAAACTTGATCATAGTTTGAAGAAACATCCGCAAGCATCTTTGCTTGTTTTTGTCTTAATGTTTGCAAACCAGACTGCTTTTTAGATTCTAGTCCAGCAATTTCTAAATCAACTGCTGCTCGTTCTTTGTCTGTCTTTAAAGTCTTTTTCTTTAACTCAAGATTTGCAATTGATGTATCAAAGATTGAGGTTAATGCGTCTATACTTCCTTGTGAAGCAGTTATATTTTGTGAAACAAGTCCTTGAACTACACCTGCTGCTTTTGCTATTACTGCTTTTTCTTTACCCTTTTGCCAGTTTCTAATTGCTAGATCAATACCGCCAGTAATAACTGCTGTAATTGCTGCACCAACTGCTCCAAAGGGTGCTCCAACTCCAGTTGCCGTTGCTGCTCCACTAGCAACAAGTCCTGCAGTTCGTGCTACTCTTACTCCTGATGCTACTCTGCCTAGAACTCCTGCACCCTTAGCGCCAGTCATTGCCATTTCTTGTGCAATTAAACCTCTTCCAGCAACCATGCTTGCTGCTTGGCTTCCTGCTCTTGCTCCAATTAAAGCACCACCAACTGTTCCGCCTGCTAGTTGTAAACCTTCTCCTATAGTATTAATACCCTTTTGTTGTCTTGCAACTTTATTAAGGTTTTCAATTGCAGCCTGTGCTACCTTTTCTCCAGTGGTAACTAATTCAAGTTGTACTTGTAGTGGATTATCTAAAACATTTTTTCCATTAGGACCAAGAAGTTGAATTAATCGTCCTCTTACATTAACTTCAAGTCTTGCATCTTTTAAATCTCTTGTAAGTGCAATTGCAATTGATTGTGCTTGCTCTGAATTTAAAACTCCCTGAGATACTGCAGTTCCTAGTTGATTAACTAATGAGTTAACTGCTGCTCCTTCTCCTAGGTCTACTATTGCGTTATTAAATGATTTTTTAAGATTTTTACCAAATTCACTACTAGATATAAGGTTGGCTCCAAAATCCATACTTACTGGAGAAAGATCAGTATTTCTTCCTGCTCTTTTTGCTGCAGCGGTTTGAGTTATAGAAACCCTATTAGTAATCTTTCCAAGTTCTTCAAGATTCTTAGTGGTCATGCTCATTGCTTCTGCTTGCTTTTGTCCTTCAATCATATTCTTTTTAATTGTTGCTGCTTGCATTTTAAATACAATAGTAAGTCCAACTGCAGTTGCTGCAAGTAATTTAAGTGGACTATTAAGCATTGGTAAAAGCATAGTTAGCATAGATAGCATCATGATCGCATCCATACTCTTTGCAATACCGCTATCTGGATTTTTTTGAGAATACATCTGAGCAGCCATAGGTACAGCCATACCAAGCATCTGTGCTGGCATCATCTTTTGTGTAAAGTTCATTCTGTTCATTTGACGTGCATTGGTGCGCTCTGCAGCGGTTGCTGCTCTTGTAGTTCCGTCCTCATTTGTAACTGTTGAAGATACATTTCCATATCCACTCAAGAATCCACGCATTCCAACAGTCTTGTCTTTATCAAACCTAGTTTTAACAACCTTTGCTGATTCTTCTACCTTAGTCAAAGATGTAGAGACACGAGATCCAGCCTTCCTAACAGCCTCCATTGCTTTTCCTGCAACCTTGGTTTCTTTACCAGCCTTTGTTACCTCTGCTGCAAAGTTTTTAATTGACCTCATTCCTTTATCTGTAATTAATGAAGTAGCAGCATTTCTTACTCTTCCTCCAGATGAAGTAGGCTCTTGTATTTTGCCGAAAGCATCATATCCTGGTGGATATACAGGAGTGGTTGGTCCTGCATACTTTCCACCTTCTTTTAGTGATGCTGGGTAGCCATCCCAACTAACATTTGACTCTGCAAATCCAGGAACATTGTCTGCGATCATTGAACGAATAAGTGGCATATACTTTGCAGATTGCTTTGCAGGAATTACTGCCTCTCCTGGAGAAAGCATTGCAGGCTGAATATCTCCAGCACCCTTTGGACCAGGTACTGAAACAATACCCTCTGCATATCCTGGAATATCAGCAGTAGCAGCATTATAAATCTTTTTCCAGTCTGCCTTTTTAGCATCCTCTAAACGACCCACCATAGCATCGTAAAGTTCTCTTTCTCTTGGATTTAATTTAAATGTATCAATTGTTGCTTTATATCTAGGAATAGATTCTTCAATTTCTTTAAGCATTGCGGCTTTAAATTTTTCATATCCCATATCTTTAGCAATTCCTTGAACAGATCTTGCAAAGTCTTTTGATGCTCCACCCTTTACTGCTAAAAAGTTTATTAAAAGTTGCTCTTCTACTGACTTCATCTCATCTGCATATTTAACTCTATTTGATGCAGTTGAAAATACTCCAGCATTACTCATATCTACTACATCGTTACCGCTAACGTTGTCTGTTTTAAGATCCTTGTCTCCACGAAGACCAGAGGCTAAGGTTTGTTTAATAAATTGTTTTGGTGTAAACTCTCCAGTTGGATTAGCAAATCTTGGGTTATAGTCTGATTCAATAACAAGGACCTTTCTTTGTTTACTTAAATCTGTTGGATCTGCAATAACCTTAATTGACTGATTTGATGGAGTATCAAGTTCCTGACCTTTTCTCATTAAAGCAGACATTCGCATTTCTGCTAGAGCAGCCTCTTCACTTTCTACAGCCTTGTAAACTACAGTTCTACCATTTGGTAATTCATAAACTCCATTGACCGCTCTTGAAATTGAACCAACGCTAAATCCACCAAGTTTTTGTATTTTTCTTCCAGTGTCTGTAACAGGAAGATTCTTAAATCTACTCTCCTTGATTTGTGCATCTATTTTTTCTGCCATTGCACGTTGTGCTTGTATCTTTTTAAATGGAATTGGCATTCCAAGAGAAACAACTCCACCAGCCAACTTTACTGGGTTAAGTGCAGCAAAAGCATCATCAGTAAATCTAAAATCATCGTAGTATGATGGATTACGACCAACTCTATACTTTAATGCTTCTCTTAGTGCTAATTCTGATGTAGAGATATTTGCCTTACCTTCAAGTTGTGCAATAATTTGCATTGCTTCATCGGCGTTTCTAGGATGTGCTCCCTTAACTCCATTTACACTTACACCACGTAAACCTAAGTTTGCAAAACTCCAGTCTCTTGCAATTTTTTCTGGCGACCAGGCTGCTTTGCCTCTTTTCTTTCCAGCAGGAACAATGTGGCTTGGTGTGTCCATCTTGTCCCAATTTATTGTCTTACTTGCCCCTGGTCTTAATTGCTCAAGTCTAGCCTGTAAAAATTCTCTTTCTTCAGTTGCATAGTAGTTCATTAGTTTCTGAGCATGTGGATTTTTTGATGCTATAAAAGCAGCCATTCTTTTATCTGCAATAGACTGCTTGCCAACTCTATTTTTCTTCATGTCATACTTTTGAAGTCTTCCATATAGAGAACTTAAATCAGTTATTTTTGCTCCATTTAATTGTGGTGCTCTTTCTTTTAATATATAATGCAACTTTCCTTCTGTTGTATTTTCCCAAGTTTTTCCTTGGCGACGACTTATTCCACCATATTTAGAAGTACGCTTTTCATCTCCAGTAGTTAAATATCTTTCATTTTTTTGCAATGCAACCTTTAAATCTTTTTTCAGTGTTTTAGGAATTATAAATGATGCATCTCTAACCTGAATAACTAAGTCATCTCCTTGTTCTTTATAAAGAATGTTAGACAGACTTCCTGCTCGGTTTCCAAATAACGATTTAAGTTCACTTGCTTGTCTAAGTGGAATAACGGGAGCCTTGGGTCCAACAACTCCTCTTGCTGATACTCCTCTTCCAACATTTGCTGCTGCTCCAAATGCTGGGAACAAACCTCCAGCAAAACCTGGAACCTTGTCCTGAATAATCTGACTAATAAATCCTGAATACTTTTGTGTTTGCTTTACTGGAATAACTGATTCTCCAGGTGATAGCATTGCTGGAATTACATCCCCTGCTCCCTTTGGTCCTGGAACAGATGTTGTTCCTCCCGCAAACTTCTTTGGAAGCAGTAGTCCTCCTCTAGGCATAAACATTCCTGGATTGCTTGCTGCAAATGCTCCCATAGATGCATTAGCCTTAGTATAGACGCTAGTCAAAGATGCTAGGGCTGTTGCCTCTAGTGCATATGCTGAAGAGAGTTGTTGATGCTTAGAATAAAGAGCATTACTGATAGAAATGTTTTCTAATTCTTCTTGTGATAAATATTGTGTCTTTAATGCTGCATCAGTTGATCCCGCTGCAAGTTGCTGATAGCCTTTACGAAGAACCTGAATTCCCTTAACTGAGTTTGCCACGGCATTTGCAAGTAAACCAAATGTCATTAAGAATATAGGTCCTAATCCACCAACTACAACAGTTATAATTCCAATAGCCTTTTTTATTCCTTCTGGAAGATTATTAAACTTGTCAGCCATTCTTCCAATAAATTCAATTACTGGAGTAAACACTTTAGCAAACAACTCTCCAACTGGAGCAATAGAAACCTTAAGTTTTTCTATAGATGCTGCCAACTTGTTCATTGGTGAATCTGCTTGAGTCTTTAATTCTCGTTGGCTTAAAATTGCAAGTTCTTCTACTGATGCATTTGTAAGTTGAAGAACACGAGCAGCCTGAGTTCCTTCTCTTCCTAAGTTATTTAAAAGTGCAGAAATTCTAGCAAACTGATACTTACCAAAAACCTTTTCAATAACTCTTGAACGCTCAAGATCAGTTAGTGGTTGTAGTGCCTGTGCAAATCCAGTTACTGTGTTTCTTAGATTTCCTTGGTTGGCTTCAACAATTCCTTTAATGTTAACTCCAACTGCTGCTGCTGCTTTAGATGCAGCGTTACTTGGATTAATTAAAGATGCAAGACCTGACTTAAGTGCGTTAGCACCTTGCGCTGCAGAAATTCCACCTTCTTGCATTGCAGCCATGAAGTATGCTAAATCTTTTACATCACCACCAAGTTGTTGAATAACTGGTGCAACCTTTGGAATTGCTTCTGTTAAATCTTCAAGGGCTACAACTGTTTGGTTTTCTACTGCGTTAAGGAAGTCAATTGTTCCAGCCATTGCTGAAGTGTCAATCTGGAAAGCATTCTTAAGTGCAATAGTTGTTTCTAATGCTTTTTCTTGTGTAACTCCACCAAGTACTGCAAGTTTATTTGTTTGTTCTACAAGTTGCTCTAACCCCTTGCCAGAAAAACCTGCTGCTGCTGCATCTGCAGCCATCTTAATTGTGTCAGAAACCTTAAGTCCATACTTTGTATATTCATCTCCCAGTGCACGAATATTTTTTAAGGCAGCGTCCGTTGCTCCTTGATCTGTAAAAATATCTCCGTAAACCTTTTTAAATCTAATAGTTTGTGTTTCAATTTCTTTAAATACCTTTATTGCCTGAGAACCAAAAAGCATAAGTGGGATTGTAAAACCAACCATAAGTTGGCGACCTGCCCACTGTGTATTTTTACCAAAGTTTAAAAGTTTTGTAGATCCATCATCAATAAGTTTATTCATTATTTGTTGACGCTGAGTTGCCATCATTAACTGTGTAGTTAAGTTTTGCATGTTCAATGACTTTGGAGTGAACTTCATAGAGTTCATTGCACCTTGGGCATCACGGCCTAATTGAACATACTGTTGCTGTAGAGTCTTTACACGCTTATCTACAAGTTTTTCAATAGTGTCAAACTCACGACCAAACATCTTTCCAAATGTCTTGGTAGATGCTGCGCCATATCTAAAATATTCTTTAAGTGATAGTCTTTGTCTATCTAGGTTTGTAGCAAACTGCTCAGAGGCAGTGCTCATTCTTGTCATTGATGCTGTCCACTGACCAGTGGCATTTACGTTGTGTAGAAGTGATTGTGCGTATTTTGCTTGCGCTGCTGCTGCAGTCTTTGTTCCAACGATTAAGGAACGGTTAAGGGCTGTGAGTTCCTTCTCAAGTAAACGCAGTTGCGCCATTGCTTGTGAAGTATCAATATTTATAAAAATATTGCTATTTGTATCTCCAGCCATTAACCGTTAGCCTTCAACCGTTACATATCTTCTTGTGCTAAAGCAAGTAAAGCGGTATCTGAAAGATTGATTCCAGATGCAGCCTCAATGATTGAATAAACTGTAGGAAGATCAATTACATCTTCAAGTTTTTCAATGCTTTCCCCCAACTCTGGCCTATATTGTTCCATAGCGATTGCTACACACTCAATTAAAAGTGTCATAGACTTATCGTTATCATTTTGGACTGCCCCCAAGCCCTCAAACTTCTTCATAAATTTACGTAAAAGTGAGATCTTGAGAGGTCTAACCTTGATCTTTGTTCCATCAATTAAGGTTATTGTTTTTTCTTCATGAACTGTTGTAGTCATAACTTCCTCTCAGTAAGTTACCTCAATTATAGCATAAACAGCCTATTATGTTAGGTCTTCGTAATCTAGGCCCATTCCTATTCCAAACCCTGCTTTTTGAGCATTTACACCCTGTAAAGATAATACATCATTACTGTCGCTGGTTTGACCACCACTAAATACTCTGGCTTTCATGTCTTCCCATTCTTTTTGTCCTTTATCTTTATTTGTTTCCCCGTCTAAATCCACACCCTGAATTGCTGCAAGGAATTTCTTTTCTTGATAATCTAATTCTCTAATTGATCCAATAGTTGCTACTAGTTCAGGCATTGATAGATTTGCCTCTAACTCTTGATAGTCTTTCCATATACCCAGCAAAAATATCTCAGATTCTAACTTTGCTAAATCTAATTCATCCCAGCCACTACCCGTCGTGTCTTGTTTTAATGCTTGTTCTTTTACTGGTTCTTCTGCTTCTCCATTCACACTTATACCGCCACCAATATTAATTATTTTGTATATTGTGGGTAGGTCTACATGATCCTCAAGGTCTTCAAGTGTTTTTGCAATTTCTGGCTTATATTGTTTCATAGCGATTCTTGCACATTCTGACAAATAGGATATTGATTCCATGTCATTTTTAGATTCTTTAATTAAATGGAAGGCTTCCATAAACTCTCTAAGATATTTAATCTTGAGAGGATAAATTTCTATCTGTTCGCCATCCATTAATGTAATAATGTCTGACTTATATATTCTTGTTGCCATCTTATCAATTTTACCACAAACAAAAAGCCCACCCCCAATTAAGGAGATGGGCTAGTTGCTAATTTATATTAAATTGAGTTTGATGCCCAAGTACGGTCAACGATCTTACCGTATGATCCTGTAGCGTCTTCTGGTAGCAAACGGAATGATACTTCAAACATTGAAGCCTCATCACGCTTTGCTGATACTGTTACGTTTTCAATAGACAAAGCACGGTATGCTGTGTAGACTCGCTCAATATATGGAGAATCTGCACAATCACCTGTTCCTGGTCCAACTGCAACGATTGCACGTTCTACTGGACATTCTCCGATGTCACCTGCGGAAAGATTTAATGTTCTTCCGTTTGATGTTGTCTTTGTTCCAGATAGATCATCTGAGTTTCCTGCTAATGCGAGAAGCAAGTTCTCCAAAGTAGCCTCAGCGAAAGCAGTTGCAAGATTAACCTGCATACCCTGCTTATAAAGTTTAGCAACGTCAAGAATCTGGTCTACCTGTACTTCACCGAAGTCTGGTTGGAACTGCATTTCAAGACCGTTCATGGTATAACCTACGTTTGTGTAATCGTTCTCATCAGACAAAGTTTCCTTGAATGATTCGCCGTCTACAAAAGCCTCCAGTGTACCTGGAGTTAGGGTTGTATCTGCAACGAAAAGCGCTGCTGCACCAACGATAATGTTGGTAGAACTTCCACGACTATATGCCATTTATTCACCTCTTCCTTAAAATAGATATTAAGTTGTTTTGGCGTGATTTGTTTCCTCAGCCTTAATTATAACATTGTTTTATATAACTATTTTATTTGCATCAGAGAGTCTTGCCTCTGGAGTCCAGTCATGGTTTGTAAGGTCTTGGTCTTGGTGGTAGTCAAAGTCAATAATAATCTTATTCCCGCCGAAGGTACGGGCAGTTCCAAAGTCAATGATGTCCCTGGTTTCTTCTAGTTGGTATACCTTAAAATTATGGAATAGGAACATGTTGTCTAAATCAATTACCTGATCAACCCCATCTTTCTCTGGAGTCAGTCTTACCCTTCGGTTAGCACACCATGCGTTTAGTTCCTCTGCAGACTCATCTCCACGGTCAAGGAGTCTTAAAACAGCCTCCTGTGTTTGTATCATGGTAGAAACTGAGCCTATTCCAAGACCATAAAAGTAATATAATATTTGTTCATTTTTTATATGTGGAAACTTATTTCTTTGCATTTTAACCAGTCTGTCCCAAGTACAGGCAACCGCATCGCTTACTGGCGTATTAACATTATTAAGCACCATCCATTTTTCTGTAAGGTCATCAATATTAAATGGTGATGGTGGAAAAAACGGGGTTACATATCCAAGGTCTTCACTTAGTTTTGATTGTAAATACTTATTTATCCATAATAATGGAGTATTTAATAAATCTGTATTAGCCATTTAGTAACCCCGCATTTGCTATCCATCTATATCCTACATCTCTTCCTTTTGATCTTCCAGATTTCTTTCCTGATGTAAGGTTCTTTTTATATAATATAGGGTTTTCTAAGTATTGTGATATACCGCTTGATCTTAAAAATGCTTGTGTAAAGTACTTTGTAAAGAAAGAGTCAATTACTTTTTCAAATGAACCTGTTGTTGCGTCTCCGCCAGGATTATCTACATTCACACTATTTTTAGTAAATACTGTTTCTCCTCCTGCTTCAAATACAAGCACGTCAGAATTTCTTGGTGTAATCGTTACTGGTATTCCCTCTTCCATTATTCTTGCCTTTTCATAGAAAGGTACGTTTGATCCATCTTTGAGTGATGATGATTGTTTAAAATTTGTTATAAAAGATAGTCCTATATTGCTTACTGTATATTTTATATCGTATAGTCTTGCGTTTGGACTTCCCACCTGATACCATTCATATATATGGTTTAGTGCTTGTGGATTTACCCTTGCATTTGAGTCAATATATTTTTGCAACATTTCTGAAATATTTAAACCAAGATTATGAAAGAACTCAACTTTTCCAATTTTAATTCCATCTAGGTAGCCAAAAGAGTATTCAACTATGTTATCCATATCTTTTCTAAACTGTCTGCTATTGATTGCTAGTCTCATTAGATATCTGATGCCTGATTCTCTGAACGGCGTACGACTAATGCAAAATATTCTGGATCTCCAAATGGACCTATGATTGGTGACTGAGACTCAATTTCATATATTGTTGACTTTCCAGCCCTTGTTCCAGATGTCTCCATGTACAGTGGAATATCATTTCTATTTCTAATGTTTGTAATAATAACGTTTGTTATTGAGTCTGAATTCTCTTCTTCTGAAAAACGAATATCTCTCTTTGTTCTTCCTACTAAGACTTTCTTTAATGTTATGTTTACGTTAGGCTTTACTTCTTCATCTACCGTGCCATCTTTTGAAAAATTACAAACCACTGTCTTATTGAAGATCCAAGTCTTTTTAACATTTCCATAGGCACCCTGCTCAACTATTGGATAGTAAACATCTGCCTTCATTGGATACATGAAGTCTGTCTCTTCACATAGATCCATTACAACACCCAGGGCTTGGAAATATTATTAACGTATTTATCTAAAATCTTGTCTACTAAAATGTTTCCAGTTCCGTCAAGAAGTCTCTTGTCATACTCAATCTTAAATTGTTCAGTGCTATATGACTTTACATATCTCTTGTAATAATCTAGTTTTCCACACTTAATATCGTTAATAAGCATTTTTGCTGCATCTTGAATGTCATATGGAACAACCTTATGTCCAACTTCTAACAAGAAAATATAGTCAGTTCCTTCTGCAAATCCAACGCCAGCACTTACTGTCTGTACATTTCCACTGTCTTCTGTATCAAACATAGAAATTGAGTCAGAATATGCTAAAGGAATTCTTGCTGGCTTTCTTTCTGCACGATTTAATCCATCTGTTAATTCAATAGGATCTTTTGTTATAGCACTCTTATCTTTAGTTATTAGATAGTTATATACTCCAATTGCTTTTGGATCTTCAGATGAGTCATATACTAGTTCTGCATTTTCGTGTACCGTTAAAATTTTATGTGTCTTGTCCCAAAGCGGTACATAGTCAGTTCCCTGTCCAACAACTTCTAAATAAGACCTCTTATAATAAAATCCACCCGTAACTGAGTCAATGATTGCTCTTGCAAGTTTTTCATGTTCTGTATATTCTGCTATTTCTGTGGGAGTTGTTCCTAGAGTTGCTGGATCCACATATGGTCTTGTTATATCTAGATTATCTTCTACTACAATATCTCCACGGACATCTTGAACTCCAGAAACTGTAATGCTTTCATAAACTGTGACGGGGTATGACTTATCGTACTGGGTATATTCTCCAGTTAGGTCGTATGTTATTACTGAGTTTTGATTTGACTGAAGTATGATCTCTGATTCTACTTGCTCTAGTAGATCCTCAATTACAAGGATGTACTCTGTAGATGGTTCTGGTACTGTATAAGATACAGACAATGGGTATGGTGGCTTACGTAATATTTCCATTATTTACCGTAATAACTCGCTAATTCTTCAGGTGTCGCAATACGAACCTGCTTACGTGTTAGCCATTTTTCTGATGCTTCTTTGGTTACAATATTATAACCTGGGGTTAGTTGGCCAACTTTTACCCAATGTATACTTTTAGTTGAATGTATTGCAACCTTTTCATTTGTTTTGCTTGGTGTAACAACTTCTTTGTTAGGGTCTGGAATAAAACTGCCTATTGTTTCCAATATCTGCATTTTTGTTGTTGCCCCATCTAGATTGATATTATTCTTTTTGGCATAGGACTTTAACTCAAAAACTGTTTTTGTAACTAATTCTTCAATTGTCATAAGTATATCCTCCTATGTTATTATACCAGAATGTGAAGAAGGAGGGCAGTTGTTACACCGCCCTCCCTATTCAATTATTTATGAGTATTACTCAGAAGTAGAGTTTGCATCTGCATAAGCAACTGCATCTAGTTCTTCCCATTGAATACCAAAGCGGACGAATACTGTGTATTCAATTGTATCCTTCTTTGGCTTGTATTCACGGTTTACAGTAATATCACGCTGGAATCCCCATACACGGT